CTGGTAAATGCATATGGATACTTGAAAGGTCCGGCAGATATGTTACAATACTACCAAGGCCAATATAAAGAGGCAATAGAATCGTACGCGATCGAGCAAATCGGTCAAAGACGCAGAGACGAATATCAAGATGGTGAAGTTCGAGCTCAACTTAACGTTAAACCACCATCAAGTTATACATAGGAGATAAAACAATATGGCAAACATAATACCAAATAGTTTTAGAGGTGCTCTCTTCGAAGCAAATCATAACTTCAAAGCTTCTGGTGGAAACACTTTTAAAATTTCATTATACACAACTAATCCATATTCAACATCTTCAACTGTGTATTTAGCAGGAACTGGAAACGGCGAAGTAGATACAACAGGTGGAACTAACTATTCAGTTAAAACATTAACAAGATTTGGAGTTGCTTCGAGCACAGCAGTTGCTTCAGTTGATTTTGATAATGTTACTTATAGTAGTGCATCTTTTACTGCCGCTTTTGCAGCGATTTATAATACAGATACAGTTGATGGAACAGCAAATAGATTAGTAGTGGTTTTAGATTTTGGTGGAAACAAGACAGCAACGAATGGTACTTTTACTATTACGTTTCCTGATCCTACTACACCGGCTAATGCAATCATAAGTATGGCATAGGAGAATAAATGGCCTTAGTTATAAATGATAGAGTAAAAGTAACAAGCACAACTACTGGAACAGGTGCATTTGCACTTGGGGCAGCAGCAACTGGCTTTGAAACTTTTGCACAAGGTATAGGAAACAATAATACGACTTACTATTGTATCTTTAATCAGGGTACAAGTGAATTTGAGGTTGGACTTGGAACATTAGATGGAACAAGTGCAAACTTAACAAGAGGATCAGGAGCTACAATTTTTAGTAGTTCTAATTCTGACAATGTTGTTGATTTTGGTTCAGGTACAAAAGATGTATTCTGTACTTTACCAGCAAGTAAATCGGTTTTCTTGGACGCATCAGGAGATCCGGTAGGAGCAGCGTCAGCTGGCTTTGCATTAGCAATGGCGGTGGCGTTATAAAGGAATAAATTATGGCACAAAATTTTAGAAACGATTTACAAAGAAACGTCGGAACATCAGAAGTTACTTTAATAACTGGTGGAGACTTTGATGCAGTCATTGGAATAAGATGTTGCAATGTTCTTACCTCTACTATTGAAGTAGATGTATTTATCGAGAATAGTAGTAATGATCACTTTCTTGCAAAAGGTGTGGTTGTACCACCAAATTCTGCGATAGAATTAATTCAAGGTGGAGCAAAAATTGTTTTAAAAAATGGTGATGTATTAAAAGCTAAAAGTAATACTGCTTCTAGTTTAGATATTGTCACTTCATTTATAGACGATATTAGTTCGTAAGGAGGAAATATGACGGCAATAGTAAACGGTGTTCAATACATTGGAGGTCAAACATCTCCAGATGAATTCATAAAAAATCAAGCGTCAACAATTGACGGAACTCAAACAATAGACAGTGCAGTTCTTGCAGGACCTATTACTGTTCCTGCAACTATAACAGTAACGGGGACTCTAGTAATAGTATAATGTCAAAGATAGAAGTAAATGCAGTCGAACCACAATGCGGAACTACCTTAACACTAGGTGCTTCTGGTGATACGGTAACTTTAGGAAGTGGTGCTAGTCAATCTGGTTTTGGAAGAACGGGTACAATTGATTGGGAGACAACTAAAAAGACTGCAAGTTTTACAGCTGTTAATGGAGAAGGATATTTTGTAGATACAACTTCTACGGCACTCACAGTTACACTACCTGCAAGTCCAAGTGCAGGAGATATTGTTGCGGTTTCAGATTATGCAGGAACATCTGTAACAAATAATATTACGGTGGCAAGAAATGGTTCAAATATAGAGGGATCAGCTTCAGATTTAACAATTGAAAATAATGGAATAGCTTTAACATTTGTTTATGTAGATGGAACAAGAGGATGGAAAGTTGTTAATGCAGGTAAGGAAGGAGATAGAACGGGTGTTACTTTTATGACAGCAACAGGTGGAACAGTAACTTGTTCTGGTAATTTTAAAATTCATACATTTACAGGACCAGGAACTTTTACAGTTAATACAGTAGGAGATACGGGAACTGTAGATTATTTAGTAGTTGCAGGAGGTGGAGCTGGTGGATTAGATATAGGTGGCGGAGGTGGAGCTGGTGGAATGAGATTTTCAGCTAATACTTATTGTGCACCGACACCAAGTGCTCCAAGAAAAGGTTCAGAATTATCACTTTCTGCTCAATCATATCCAATTACAGTTGGTGGTGGAGGATCAGCTTTTGCACAAACAACTAGATCAACTGTAAGTCCAGGAAGTAATGCTGAAGGAGCTAGTGGTTCTAATTCAGTTTTTTCAACAATTACTTCTACAGGTGGTGGAGGGGGTGGTTCTTACAATGGTGGTCATCCTAATCCAGAACAAGCTGCAGCATTACCAGGAAACTCTGGTGGATCAGGAGGAGGACAAGGAGTTGATAGTTTTTCTCCTGGTTCTCGTACTAATCCACCGACTTCAGGAGGAGCAGGTAATACTCCTCCCGTATCACCCTCTCAAGGTAATTCTGGAGGAATAGGAGCAAATAACCCGTGGAATGGAGCTGGTGGTGGAGGAGCTGGTGCAGCAGGTACTAATGCAACTGTTGGTCCTGCCCCAAGTACCAATGGATCCGCTGGACCAGGAGGAGTAGGATTACAAATTAATATCAATGGATCAGATACTTACTATGCTGGTGGAGGCGGAGGTGGTGCTTATGGTGAAAATGTAGATGCTGGTTCTTGTAAAGCTGGAACAGGTGGATCAGGTGGTGGCGGACTAGGAGGTTATAATAATCCAGATTATGTTGTTGCAGTCAATGGAACAGCTAACACTGGTGGTGGAGGTGGTGGAAATAGTTTTGATAGTCCACAGGCTCCAAATAATAATGCTGTAGGTGGTGGTGGCGCAGGCGGTAGCGGAATCGTAATAATAAGGTATAGGTTTCAATAATTATGACAAGTAAAATTAAAGTAGATAATATAAATAAAGTTTCAGATGATTCAACAATCATTAAAAAATGTGGATCAACAACCACTGTAGGATCAGGATCTGGTAATACAGTTGTTGTCTGTGGTTCAACAGTTACAATCGGTAGATGTGGTGGCACTGTGGCTCTTGCATCAGGCGCAACTCAATCAGGTTTTGGAAGATCAGGTTCTGTTAATTGGCAAACAGGATCAATTAAAACAGGAGATTTTACAGCTGCAAATGGTGAAGGTTATTTTGTAGACACATCAAGTGGAATAGTAACTGTAACTTTTCCATCATCACCATCAGCAGGAAGTATTATAGCTTTTTCTGATTATGCAAGAAATTTTGGTACAAATGAATTAACACTAAATAGAAATGGTCAACTAATTGGTGGTCTAGCACAAAATGGAGCGTTAGCTGTAAGTGGTCAGGCATCAACTTTCGTTTATGTAGACTCAACACAAGGTTGGATTAACGTTCAAAACGCAGAAGATACTGAAACAGGAACAAGTCCTTATGTAGTTGCATCTGGTGGAACTGTTACAACTTGTGGTGATTTTAAAATTCATACATTTACAGGTCCAGGTGCATTTTGTGTAAGTGCTGCAGGAACTCCTGGTGGATCAAATACAATAGATTATCTAGTAATTGCTGCTGGTGGTGCTGGTGGTTCAGATAATGGTGGAGGAGGCGGAGCAGGTGGATTAAGATTTTCTGATGGAACTTTTAATAACGCTCCAGCACCAGCCAACCCAAGAGGTTGCACATCATCTCAACCAGTTACACAATCAAGTTTTCCAATAACAATCGGAGCTGGAGGTGCAGTTGCACCAGATGCTGGCAGAGGAAGTGATTCAGTATTTTCAGGAACAACCACAATTACATCAACAGGTGGTGGAGGTGGTGGTAAAGATGGAGCAGGCTCCCCAGAAGGTCCTGGAGGATCTGGTGGTGGAGCAGGACAAACTCCTAGTCCTCGAGGACTAGGAAATACACCTCCTGTAAGCCCAGAACAGGGAACTAGTGGAGGTATCAATAGTCCAAGTCCATTAGGTGGTGGTTCAGGTGGTGGAGGATTTATGGCTGAAGGCAGTCAATCACCTGGAACAGCAGGTGGTGGTAATGGTGGTATAGGTGGAGGATTTATTCCTACAGCTTGGGGTCCATCAGGTGTTACTTGTGGCTCATTTAAATATTACGCAGGTGGTGGCGGAGGTGGTGCAGGACAACCTGGAGGTGGCGGAGCCACAGCAGGTGGGACAGGTGGTGGAGGAGCAGGTGCTCCTGGAACAAGTGATGGAACTGCTGGAACAGCTAACACAGGTGGTGGCGGTGGTGGAGGCGGTCAAGGTGGAGCTGGTGCCGCTGGAGGATCAGGAATAGTTGTGATAAGATATAAATTTCAAAATTAGGTAAATTATGAGTGAAATAAAAGTAAATAAAATTAGTCCAAGAACAGCGTGTGGTACAACTACATTAGGGGATAGTGGAGATACATTCACAATTCCTGCTGGTGTAACAATTACCAATAATGGAACTGCAAATGGTTTTGGAGCAACCGGTGCTGTTAATTGGCAAACAACAGTTAAAACAGGAACTTTTACAGCAGTAGCTGGCGAAGGATATTTTGTTGATACAACAAGCGGAGGATTTAACGTCAATCTTCCTGCAGGAACTGCAGGAGCAGTTGTTGGTTTTAAAGACTATGCAAATACATTTGATACAGGTAATTTAACACTTGTTCAAAATGGTTCAGACAAAATTGGTGGTTCAACTGTTAATGCAGTTTTACAAACAGAAGGTTTAGCGGTTACATTAGTATTTATAGATTCAACACAAGGTTGGTTAGTAACAGATTCAGGACTACAATCAGAGGCACCAACAGCTCAATATATACAAGCTACGGGAGGGACGGCAGCAAACACGCCTTGTGGTAATTTTAAAACACATACATTTACAGGACCAGGTACTTTTACAGTTTGTTCTGCTGGTAATTCGGCAGGTTCAAATACAATAGAATATTTAGTAGTAGCAGGAGGTGGTGGTGCTGCAGGAGGTTCTCCTGGAGCCGTTGGATCTGGAGGTGGCGGTGCAGGTGGATTTAGATTTGCTGCACCAACTTTAGCACCTTTAACTTATCCAGCTAAACCTCTAGCAGGTCCGGCAGCTTTACCCGTAACAGCAACTGGATATCCAGTTACTGTAGGTGGTGGAGGTGCTGGTTCACCAGCTAGCCCACCTAGTAATACAAGAGGGACAGCAGGAGTAAATTCAGTTTTCGCAGGAACAACTACCATAACATCAGCAGGTGGTGGAGGTGGTGGAGCAGACAGTGGTCAAAATGCAGGAGGAAGTGGTGGCTCTGGAGGTGGGGGTTCAAACAGTGGAGGAGCAGGAACTGGTAATAGTCCACCTGTAACTCCAGCACAAGGCAAAGATGGTGGAACAGGTGTTGGAACATCTACTCCAGGTTGGGGTGCAGCTGGAGGCGGTGGGGCTATTTGTGCAGGTCAAGCTGCTCAAGGTTCAAATGGAGGTTATGGTGGTGATGGAGGTGGATTACCTCTAGCTTTTGGCGCTAATGGTGTTCCTTGTGGGAGTTATAGATATTATGCTGGTGGTGGCGGTGGTGGAGCTGGTTATGCGGGTGGATCACAACCAGCAGGTGCTGGTGGAAAAGGTGGTGGAGGTGCTGGTAAAAACGGAGCTGCTGGTCCAACTACAGGAAATGCAGGAACTACAAATAGTGGTGGTGGCGGAGGTGGAATAGCCACAAACTCTGTTGGTGGAACAGGTGGTTCAGGAATTGTTGTTATTAGATACAAATTTCAAAATTAATATGTATTTACTGAACTTTAAAATTAATATATAAGGAGAAACATTATGGCACATTTTGCAAAACTCGGAGCTAACGGAAAAGTTATTCAAGTGTTAACTATGGATAACGATAAGATGTTAAATGCTGATGGTGTTGAAGATGAAACAGTAGGTCAACAGTGGTTAGAAACACATAACAACTGGCCTGCACAAATGTGGATTCAAACATCTTACAATACATCAGGCAATACACATAAATTAGGTGGCACACCTTTTAGAGGAAACTATGCAGGCATAGGTTATGAGTGGGACGAAGATAATCAAATCTTTTGGCCTAAAAAACCATATGCTTCTTGGGTAAAAAATACTACAACTGCTGCTTGGCAATCACCAATAGGTGATGCTCCTGCATTAACTGAAGAACAAGAATCGCAAAATACAGCTCAAACTCATAGATGGTCTTATGTCTGGGATGAAGAAGGCCAGTCTTGGGACTTGACAGATATGACACCATAAATTAAAAAGGTATGTGGTATGCAAAAGAAAGTATTATCTGAACAAGCTTTATATTATGGTGATGTGGCAATGCCCAAAGATTGGGACATTGACCGAGATAAATTATCAGGCGACATCTTACAATCATTAATTCAAAACAAAAATTTTCCATTCTCACGAACATTTGATATGTTAAATACATATATGCGAGATCATATAAATTTAAACTATGGTTTTACTTTAGTTAACAAAGAAACGTGGGGTAGTATCTATAAACCCAGTGAGACTACAGTTCCTTTATTAAATATTGATCCAGTGGATTTACGTAACTCTCCAGACTTTACATTATTATATGGTGTTAAAGTTAAAGATTGTTTTGTTAGAATACACTATGAAGATAACAGACGTAAAGGTAGATCTTGGGATATAAAACTTACAGATAATATGTTCATAATGTTTCCATCAACTAATATGTATTACTTAACCAATAATCAAAAGGATAGTTTAAATTTTGTGCAAACTATAACATATGAATATATCTAATTATTATTGGTATTTTAGTGGTGTATTGACACCAAAATTTTGTGATGAAGTTATTAAATATGCTAATGCACAAAAAGAAGTTATGGCTAGAACTGGTGGCTATGGTGATAAAGAATTAAATAAAGAAGAAGTCAAAAATCTACAAAGAAAAAGAAAATCAGATTTAGTGTGGCTCAATGACACTTGGATATATAAAGAATTGCATCCATATGTTCACGAAGCTAATAGAAACGCTGGTTGGAATTTTGATTGGGAGAGATCTGAATCTTGTCAATTTACAAAATATAAATTAAATCAATATTACGATTGGCATTGTGACAGCTGGGATAAACCTTATGATAAACCAAATACATCAGATCACGGTAAAATTAGAAAATTATCTATGACTTGTCAGCTAACAGATGGATCAGAATATAAAGGCGGTGAATTAGAATTTGATTTTAGAAACTATGATCCACATATGAGAGATGAATCAAAACATAGAATACAATGTAAAGAGATATTACCAAAAGGATCTATTATTGTATTTCCTAGTTTTGTGTGGCATAGAGTTAAACCAGTAACATCAGGCACAAGATATAGTCTTGTGGTATGGCATTTAGGAAGGCCTT